GCCTACTTCCAACTAATCCAATACAAGTAACTGCAAAACCTATAGAGCGTACAATCGTACAACCTATAATGCCAAGAGAAATTGATCTCAAACAACTACAATGGATTGCAGTAACGCCCGATAATTGGGAAGAACAGTTGGCTAGAATTGAAAAACAAGAAGGCGAGCTAGTGTTTCTAGCTATGACAATACCTGATTACGAAGTGATGGCTTACAATATGCAAGAGATAAAAAGGTATATTACTGAGTTAAAAGATGTTGTTGTATATTATAGAACTGTAACAACCAAGAAAAATGAGCAATAAACCAGAACCATATATATACAAAGCAACTATCGAGAGAGTGGTTGATGGCGATACAATTGATGTTACCCTTGACTTAGGCTTTGATGTCCGTCTGCATAAACAACGTTGCAGGTTGGCAGGCATAGACACGCCTGAATCAAGGACTCGCGATTTAGCAGAAAAGAAATTAGGTTTAGCTGCTAAAGAAAGATTAAAAGAACTATGTATAGGATCTATAACTATAAAATCATTTGGTAAGGGTAAATATGGCAGAATACTTGCAATACCTTATACAGAAGATGGCAAAGATATTTGTGAACTTCTTGTCAACGAAGGCCACGCGGTTCAATACGATGGTGGTAAAAAAACAAAAGTCTGGGGGGACTATTAGTATGAATATATCAAACGAAGGAATATCTTTGATAAAAAGGTTTGAAGGTTGTGAGCTTGAGGCTTACAAATGCGCAGCAGGAGTTTGGACTATAGGTTATGGCCATACAAAAAATGTCAAAGAAGGTATGACTATATCTAAAGAACAAGCAGATAATATGTTATTGAATGAATTAGATGAATATTGTGAGTATGTAGAAAAAGCAGTAGATGTAGATTTAGAACAATGTCAATTTGATGCTTTGGTTTCTTGGACATACAATTTAGGATCAACTAATTTAAACAACAGCACTATGTTAAAAGTTTTAAACAATAAAGAGTACGAAGAAGTGCCAAATCAAATTAAGCGTTGGAATAAAAGCAACGGTAAAGTTTTGCAAGGTTTAGTGAGACGTAGAGAGGCAGAGGCTTTATTGTTTGAAGGCAAAGACTGGACTGAGGTGTAGATGCCATTAAGTAAATTAACATTCAGACCAGGTATTGTTAGAGAGGGCACTCAATATGACAATGAGGGCGGTTGGTTTGATTGTAACTTAATAAGATTTAGGCAGGGTAGACCTGAAAAGTTCGCTGGTTGGGAAGAAATAACATCAAGCACATATTTAGGAACTTCAAGAGCTTTACATAACTGGATAGCACTAGACGGCACTAAATACTTAGGCAACGGCACACATTTAAAATATTACATTAAAGAGGGTAATAATTTTAATGATGTAACTCCTATAAGACTTACCACATCAGCAGGTGATGTTACATTTTCTGCGTCAAATGGTGATGCAACTATTACAGTAACAGATACAGCACATGGTGCAGTACAAAATGATTTTGTTACATTTAGTGGTGCATCTAGCTTGGGTGGTAATATAACAGCGGCGGTTTTGAATCAAGAGTATCAAGTAGCAACTGTAGTTAATGCCAATAGTTATACAATAGAGGCTAAAGACACAAGCGAATCTACTGTAACTGCTAACTCAAGCGATACAGGTAATGGTGGAAGCTCTGTGGTAGGAGCTTATCAAGTCAATACTGGTCTTGATAACTTCGTAGCATCTACAGGCTGGGGTGTTAATCCTTGGGATGATGGGACTTGGGGTTCTTCAACCAGTCTATCTTCGGTAAACCAACTTAGAATTTGGACGCATGATAATTTTGGTGAAAATTTAATTATTAACGCAAGAGGAGCAGGTATATTTGAATGGATAGAAAGCAACGGAGTCACCACTAGAGCTGTAAATCTTTCAACACGCACAGGAGCTAATTTAGTGCCTACAGTTGGTTTGCAAGTAATCACATCTGAGATAGATAGGCATCTTATAGTTTTAGGTGCTGATCCAATTAATGATGCTGGTACAGCTAGAACTGGAACTATTGATCCGATGTTGATTGCTTTCTCAGATCAAGAAAACGAATTAGAGTTTGAGCCCAAAATTACGAATACAGCAGGATCATTAAGATTATCATCAGGTTCGCAAATTATTGGTGCTGTTAAGTCAAGACAAGAGATAGTTATATTTACTGATACAGCGGTTTATAGTATGCAGTTTGTTGGACCGCCTTTTACTTTTAGAGTTAATTTAATTAATGAGTCATCAGGGTTGATTGGACCCAAAGCGTCAGTAACTGCTCCGCAAGGCATATATTTTATGTCGTATGACAACTTTTATATATACAACGGATCAGTTCAAAAGTTACCTTGTAATGTTTTAAATTATGTATTTTCTGACATAAACCAAAGTCAGGCTTTTAAAATAAATGCTTTCACAAACACCAAAGAAAACGAAGTAGGATGGTTTTATCCATCATCAACATCTGAAGAGGTGGATAGGTACGTTATTTATAACTTTCAAGATAAGGTTTGGTATTACGGTCAACTTTCTAGAACTGCATGGTTAGATTCTGGCGTAGAGTCGTTTCCACAAGCTACATCTACCAGTAAGTTGTTTCAACATGAAATAGGCTTTAACGACGATGGTTCGCCTATGACTGGTGTATTTATTGAAAGTTCTGATTTCGATTTAGGCGATGGTGACAGCTTTCAATTTATTAGAAGGATTTTACCTGATGTTAGATTTATCGAGGATCCAAACAACGGCTCTGTAAACCTTGTAGTAAAAACAAGAAACGGTAATGGAGCTACACTCAGCACTAAATCGACAAGTGAGGTAAAAAGCGATACTGATCAACTGCATATTAGGGCAAGAGCAAGACAAGCTGTTTTGCGTTTAGAATCAAATGATGATGCAGTAAACGATGGTAATTTATCAGTAGGTTGGCGTTTAGGTGCCACTAGGATGGATATAAAGCAAGACGGTAGAAAATGAGTAAGCTGTTACCAACACGCTTACCTATAGCTACAGATGATGTAAGCCCTGATATTTTTAATAGACTTGTAAGGATTTTAGAGATAAACTTAGGTTCAATAGATCCTGATAATACTTTACAGTTATCGACTATTGAACGTGACAAATTAAATTTTAATCTTGGCACGCTAATCTTTAATACATCAACCAGAGTGTTGCAAATATTTAACGGAACTGAGTTTATTGATTTAATGAATGAACCAGATCCAAAAGGCTTTGAAGCCCAGGGTTTATTAGGGGATGTATCGATAAAGATAGCAGGTGATATAACGATAACCCTGTAAAATTAAAGAGGCACATATGAGAGATAGTATGCTACAAGAAAAACAAGAAGGTTTGGCAACCTTAGCCGCGATGGGTAGAAACGAGGATTCTTATCTTGCACACGTTGCAAAAGATGAGATGTTAATACCAGCACAAGTTTTACGCGATAATCCACTTTTAAAAACCTACGTTTTAAATTCAATCAGCAAGTATGGTGTAGATCCAAATAAATATATTGTTGGCAACGGCGATATGGATTTGAACCCACTTACAGGTTTACCTGAGTTTGGTTTTCTCTCAAAAGTATTCAAAAAAATTAAAAAAGTCGTTAAGAAAGTTGCTCCTGTAGCTATGTTTGTACCAGGAGTAGGTCAGGCTTTAGGCGCTGTAGGTGGATCTCTGTTAAATAAGGTTGGTTTAGGCAAAGTTGCAAGTGGTATTGGTAGTTTTGTAAGTAAGGTACCAGGTTTAGGAAATGTTGGAGACGCTATAGGAACTATAGGACCTAATGTGGGATTAGGAGAAGCTTTACAATTTGGTGGTCAAGCAATCCAAAAAGGTATAGGTGGTTTGTTTGCTCCAAGAAATCTTGGGCAACAAATTCTACAACAAAATTTACCACAGTTTCCACCACCATTTATGCCAGGTAACATGCCTATGCAACAATATTACGGTGGTGGTTTTATGCCTGCTTTTGGATCATCATTTGGCCCAACTCAACAAACTCAACAAACTCAATCAACGCAAGAAAATTTTTTCAGAGATAAAATATTAGATGATATTTTAGGTTTTGATCCTGGTGGACCTAGTGGTGGAAAAGGCATCTATGGATTATTTGGCAGGACTAAAGACGCCCTATTGGATCGAGGCAGACCTACTGGTTTAGGTGCTGCTGGTTTAGGCGCATTATTTGGTAAAATAGCATATGACGCAGCTAAAGATAGGAGTGGAGGTTTGGCTGCAACACCAGCCGTTACTATGGATGCTTTAGGTAGATACCAACTTTCTAAAGCTTTAGGAACTGGTGGCACTAGAGGTGAATTTGGTTTAGGACCAGCACCTAAAGCACTACAATTCGCTGTTGGCGGAGAGGCTGTAAAAGAATTAGATATGCGTCAAGGCGGAGAGTCAGCAGGTCCAGGCACAGGCACTTCAGATGACATACCTGCGATGTTAAGTGATGGCGAGTTTGTAATGACTGCTAAAGCTACACGTGGAGCAGGGGCGTATGACGTTAAGACCTCTAAAGGTGGTATAGAGTTAGTAAAAACTTCTAGCCCGTCAAGAGAGGCAGGTGTAAAAAACATGCGTAAGTTAATGAAAACTTTTGAGGCTGTATAATGGCTATAGGAAATAGGCAGGTATTACCAGTATTAGGTTCAATCACACCGACTGAGATAATATCAGATCCTTTTGTAAGGGAGCTTTACTTTGGTTCTCCTGATACTCCAGGGTTAATTAGACAGGCAACGGACGCCGCACAAAAGGCTTTATTAGATCAACCAGCAATTTTAAGAGAAACAGCTCGTTTAACACCAGACGAAATTAGAGCTAGAGAGATTGCTAGAGCAGGTATTGGTTCTTTTCTACCATTTTTGCGTACAGCTCAAGAATCTTTTGGTCAAGGTTTAGGGGCTTTACAAGGCAGTATAGGTTTTGGTGGCCCAAGCGCAAGGCAACTTTTACGTGGTTCTTTGCGTGGTTTTGATCCAAGTATGACAGGTCAGTTTTTTAATCCGTTTGAAGAACAGGTGGTTCAACAGACTATAGATGATACCCTACGTGCTGCTGCTCAACAAGATATAGCGCAAAGAGCGTCCGATATAGCAAGAGGTGGTCAATCAGCTTTTGGTTCAAGAGCCAGATTAACTGCCGAAGAAAGACAAAGAGGTTTAGGTAGAGGTTTAGGAGAGGTTTTGTCTAGAATAAGATCAGGTGGTTTCTTAACTGCTCAAGATAGGGCTTTACAAGAATTGCAAAGACAAAGAGACGCGGCAAGACAGGCGGCAAGTTTAGAGCAAGGTTTTGGGACAACGTTAGCATCTGGTATAAGAGGCTTTGGAACAGATTTATCTAATTTAGCTACAACTGAACAAAGATTAAGAGGTGTCGATTTAGCTAATTTGACAGGTTTAGGTAAAACTGAAAGAGATATACAAGATACAATATTACAAAGACAATTTGAGCAACAACAAAGACAAAGAGTAGCTCCTTTAGAGGCTACAAAATTTGTGCAAAGTTTTGCACCCCAATATAGACCAGGGCAAACGGAAATAACTAGACAGTATGGTATGCCTAGAGATCCAAGAAGAGAAGGTTTAGCCTCTGCTTTAGGAGTTTATTCATCTTTAGCACCAGCTTTTAATCAACCAGATAATCAACAAAACAATCAGCAAAATATTCAACAAAACAATCAACAACAACCTGGTATTGGTGGCTTTATGTTTATGCCTAATATGCCAAATATGGGCTTTGCAACAAATCAACAATTTCAACCAAATCAACCTTTCGTACCTCAAACTGGGCAATTCGGTAATGTTCAGACTTTTCCTAATCAAAGATTTATCTAATGTCTATCTTGCGTAGAAAAATGTTTTTTGCTGGAGATGAGGTAAAAAAGGACTTCAAACAAGATAGAAATGAAGCCATAAAAATTATTCAAGAAGAAAGAAAAAAAAGAGGCTTACCTAGTGGTAGGGGTGCTCTATTTAGCCAAAGAGATTTTATAGATCAAGTTCGAAGATATATGCAGGGAGAAAGTTTGTTAAGTATTTTTCCTGCTGATAGATTTGTAGGTTCAGGTGAGGTTTCATTACCGCGTTTTGATTCAATTCAAGATCCAACAGCAAGGAGCAATATAAAACCTCCTGTTCCTCAAACTTTTGCAGAGCCGCAAATAAATAGAAACGCTTTGATAAGATATTACTTTAATCAAGGCTTTAATACTGCTGATATTTTAGAATTATTACCTGATGCAACCCTATCTGAACTAGAGGCAGTTGCAAAAGATGTAGGTGGTATAGTAAATCCTGCAATTAGGGGTGGAGAAAGTTTTACAGGAGGTTTAGATGTTTTACAAACACCTGATGAAACCATAGTTTCAGCTCCTTCCTTAACAGAAAGAGATCAACTGATTTCAGATATAAAAGCTGGTGGAGGCATGGGCCCAAGCAGCGTGGGACTAAATTTTCAACCCACAGATTTACAAGGCATCGATACTTTACAAAAAAGTATTATAGAGCTAGAAAAACCAAAATTGTTAAGTGTAGATGATTTAGAAATACAACAGTTGCAAGACAGTATACAAGAAAACGTATTAGAACCTGTAAATGATTTAGCTGATAATCAATATAAAGATAGCCAAGGAAACATACACAAAATTAATCCGCAAAAATTTGAAGAGGCATTACTTGCAGAAAATTCAAGAGTTTTGTTTGGTCTTTTGAATAATCCTGATGTCGAGTATGGTCCGAACTTAAAGTCTATATTAAAAAAAGTCGCTACGGCCAGATCGACCACTTTAGTCCCTGAAGAATCTATACAGGTCGGCGATGTACCATTTTTAAATCTTTCTGAGTTATTACAGTCAACGACAAAAGCTGGAGTTGATTTTGGTAAAGAAGGCATAGAGTCTTTATATAATCTTGCTAGATCGCCATTCGTAAGCCCTGAATTAAGAGGTATTTTTGTAGACAGGGCTGCTGAAGAATCTGCTAGAGAGTTAGGCATAGGCGAAAGAATAAATTTATTTGATACAAGGCTTGATGAATTAAAAACAGCCGATAGAGGTTTAAAAAAACCTGCTTTTGATAGTCTTGATGATTATATTAAAACTGGTGGTGAAAAATTATCAACTCTTGATGGTATTGTTTTGCAATCAAGCGATGGTTTAGTTGAGGGTGTAAACGAAATTCAAGATGAGATTAATGAAATCAATACCGAACAAGCAGTTGAAAGCGCGATAGTTGGAGAAACAGAAGCAGAAACAGAAACAGAAGCACAGAAAGGCGAAGATACAAAAGATGAAACTACTACTGCTACAAAACAAGAAACTGATAAGCAGGGTGCAACTACGCAGACAGATAGGGAAAGCGTAAATAATTTAATAAATAATGAGGCACTTAGTGTCGATACACCAGAGAATTTATCTGGTCCTTTTTCAAGCCAGCCTTTTTTAAGATTAGCTAGAAATTTATCTAAAGGCTTAGCGTCTGAGAAAGATTTTGCTCAAGGCATAGCGAAAGGTGCAGCGTTGGCTGCTGATGAAAGAGCAGCAGAAGATGCAGCGATTCAAGAGGCTGCATTAGAAATTAAATTGAAACAATTAGAGGGTACAGGTATAGATTTAAGTGATGCAACTAAAATTTATGAAATAAATCAGGACGCTTTAGATGATGCGCAAACTTTTAAAAATACTGTTTCAACATTAGGCTTGGTAAAAGAATTAAAAACAATATTGTCAGAGGAAAAACCAACAGCTTTAAGTAGTTTTGCTTTAGACATTCTTGAAAAAGCTAAAAATGCTTTAGGTCAAGACGCATATAATAAAATAGTAGGAGACGAAAAAAACTTTAAAGCTCTACCATCAACCACTAGAGCGCGGGTTTTAGCTACATTAATAAGCCAAGCAAATATCAGAGAAATATTAGGTGAATCAGGTAGAACAATATCAAACTTTGATAGAACGATCGTTGAAGAACTTTCAACTAAAATTGATTTAGGTGAACCTGCTGCTGCCAACATAACTAGACTTAGCGAAATAGAAAGAAGATTAACAAATTCATCTAAAAGGAATTTAGATAATATTAAAAATGCACAAAAAGCTTTATTATCAGCAGGACAAAAATTAGTTGGTGACAGTATTTATGACGTTTTAAATGACACATATTCAATTATAGATGATGAAAATATTGACGTTGGCAGTTATATAATTGATTTTAGAGATGAGTTTGAAAATTTACGATGAAAACTTATCAATTCAAATTAACAGACGATTTAACAATACCTGTTAGAGCAAACTCTAGAGAAGAGGCTGAGTCTATTGTTAGAGCAGAAATATTAAAAAAGGAAGCATCTCCCATATTTGATAAATTTTATTTCGATTATGAAACAGGAATAAATATACCTGGTTTAAGAGCAACTTTAGGTAGACAAGAAAAGCTCGTAGAAAAAGAGCGTGTATTAAGAAAGTATGTAGATAATAACTTTACCATGACTACAAAAGGTGATTTAGCAATCACGCCTGAAGGTCAAAGAATATTAAAAGACAAAGGTTTATTAGATGATGACTTTGTTGTAAGTGATAAAAATATTGTCATAGATGAAAACAAAGCTGGCACTGCTGGAGATTATGCAGATTTTTCAGGTGCCATAGGTCCTATAGCTGGCGCGATATTATCTTTAAATCCTGCTTTTCGTGTTTTAAGACTTACTCAATCATTTTTTAAAGTGCCATCAGTTAGTAGGGCTATCACCGTTGGAATAGGATCTGCTGCTGGTAAAGGTTCTGAGGAGCTGTTGGATTATGCTCAGGGTTTTCAAGCAAAAGATGAGAATGAACTTGCAGAATTACTTGGTACAGAATTTGTTATAGGTGCTACTGCCCAAGGCATAGGTGAAGTTGCCTCAAAAGCTTTTGGTGCTTTTTTTGGCAGAAAAGCATCTCCTGAAACTGTTAGAGATTTTTACATTGTATCAAAAGGTTTGGATATAAACGATGTTGCCAAGTTAGACGCAGATTTAGGTAGAGAAGCTACTGAAAGAGAGATAATGAAAGCAGTTAAATCAGGAAAGATAAAACCAGTTGGATTTAACGCAGTACCTAGCCAACAAGCTCTAGGAGCAGCTTTACGATCAAGATTTCAAGCCGCAGGTGAAACTGTATTTGGTAAAACGAAAAGAGAAAGAGAAATTATAAATTATAATTTTGCTATATTAGAAAAATTAAGAGCTAAAATTGCAGATAAACGTGCTTCTTTAAAAGAATATTCTGATGTTGTTGATGAAGATAATGTGGTCATATCTGAAGTGTTAGCTAGAAAAAAACAATTAGAAAAAAGTGAACAAGATTACCAGGTTTTTTTGAAAGGATTTATAAAAGATTTATCTGAAGAATCTGGTGGTTTTCAAAATGTCAGTTTAGCTACTGATCCAACAAAGCGTGAGCTTGGCGAAAACATTAATCAGATTTTAACTAGAGCCTATAAAGACATGATTACAGATCAAGAAAATGGCTATAAAAATATTTTTAATAGAATAGAAAAATTAGATCCAAATTTTGAATCTATAATTACACCAAAATTAAAGCCTATAAGTGATGCAGTAGATGAATATTTAAATCAAGCAAAAGGACTGATTGAAGAGATTGGAGATCCTAAAAGTATTAATTTAATAAAAAAATTACGAGATCAAATTAACGACGGACAATTTACATTTACTGATTTGATACAAGTTAGGAAGCTTATTAAAACTCAAAAAAACATAGCTAAAGCTGCAAAAAAACCTGAAGTTTCAATATTGGCAGGCATAGAAAAAATATTAAACGATGCAGTAGATGAGTTACCCAAAGAAATAAAATCTTTAACTGGTTTATCGGAAAATTTGAGAAACAAAATGTTAAAAGTAGCAAACGATTTAGAAAATCAAAACGCTAGTTACTATAAATCTCATTTACCATTTGATAATGCGATGGTACAAGCTGTTAAAAATTCAAAAAATAAAAGTGGAAGCGATATATACGATGCCATCTTTAACAGCACAAAAGATGTTGAAACAAACTTTGAAGCTTTAGTAAATGCAATACCAGCAAATCAAAAAAATGCCTTAGTAAATCAAATGCTTAGAAGATACATAAAAGAAGTGGGTACATTTTCAACAAAAGATGGAATCATAGATGCAGGAGTTTTTGCTAACAAAGTAATTAAAGATAAGGCAAAACTGGTTGCATTAATGGGGCCAAAATTAGGTAATAATTTTTTTGACACAGTTGAAATGATTAGTAAATTAAAACCAAATTTAACGCCTAGAGATTTTAAAGAATTAGCAGAAAACATTGGTAGCAGAGTGGGACAACTTGAAGCTACTGGATTGCCTGGTGCAAACGCATTGAAAAGATTTATAGATGAATTAGAAGTAAAAGCACAAAATAGCGCACAGATATTAGATGCTAAAAAATCAAGGCTATTTAATAATATTGAAAAAACCTCACCTGAAGAAGTGTCAAAAATAGTTTTTAGACCAAAATCTTCAGAGGATATTTTACGTGTTAAAAGATTAGTAAGTGAAGATGCTTTTACTAGAATACAGGAACAATCATTAGAACAATTAATTAAAGATAGTGTGCAAACGGGTAGCACCAAGTTAAA